CGATATCGTAGCAGAAGCCGATGAACGCTATCAAATGAATCTTTCAGCTTGGCAGCTTTTCTTTTGGGAGCAGTTAATTGATAGAAAAGTTTATTTAGGCGATCAACGTTATTTAAATCTTTATTCTGGATTGTCATACGAGCATCAAAAGTTCGTTTTTAATGCTGCTATGCCGGTTGTAAATATGATTTGCGGAAGGCAAAGACAGCATCGTAAGGCAACTCAAATGATTCCTGTCCATGGCTCAAGCTCTAAAACTGCATCTCAGGCGACTAAAGTTATTCAATGCGCCTATTCTAATGATGATACGTATCATACCATAAGTAATTGCTTTAAGGAATCCGCTGGAATCACAGGATTAGCTTTGATGCATTCTTGGCTAGACTATAGAAGAGATCCTGTGTGCGGAGACATGAGGACAGAATGTTTCAGCGCCGATATGGTGATGATGGATGCATTTTGGAGAGATATGTCATTGACTGATTGTCAGTTTATACGCACAAGAAAATATCTTCATAAGCAACAAGTTAAGCAACTGCTTCCCGGACGAGAAAAAGATATAGATCTATTGAACGATCAAGCCTATTTCGATACAAAATTTACTTTCATGCCTCAGCAATACAATATCAGGCGAAAAGGATTTCTTGCATACGATGAATACTGGTATTTAACCGAACGGGTGGGGACTTTTATCGTTGATTCAAATACGTATGAATCAATTGAAGCAGATCTTTCTAAAGAAGAAATAAACGAACTCAGATTTCGTCATCCCGAAATAGTTATCGTTCATGAAAAAGTTCCAACGGTAAATCTTGCTATTATTGTTAATAATACATGTTTTTATGATGGACCTAACCCAATGTCCATAGATTTCTATCCGTTCACTGCATTTGTGGGTTATCATGATTTATCAAATAATAATTACGCATTTCGCTATCAGGGTGCTATAAGAAATATCAGAGATTCGCAATATCTTCTAAATTACAGAACACAATTAGAATTAGATCTTTTAGCTGCTCAATTTTCAGGCGTTGACGTTGAAGAAGATGCCCTTATAGATGATCAAGACGCTTTTAAAGTAGGTCCTGGAAAAGTGCGATTCTTTAAAAAGGGGAGGCTTCAAAGTTTAAATGATAAACCTGGAGCGAACATTAATCCGGCGAATTTTGCCGTTACAGAGAGACTCAAAAACAATATTCAGGCCGATGCAGGGGTTACGCCCGAGCTTTTGGGACAAGCGGAGGATTCAGACGTTGGAATCACTGAGCAACTTCGTCAAGGAGCTGCTCTTACCACGTTACAAGAATTATTCGATAACTTGGACTTATCGCAACGAAATGCGGGCCGTCTCCATTGGGCTATTATTCAGAAAAACTATACGCTTGGCAAAATAAGAAAAATGATTGAGGAAGAGCCTACGAATGAATTTCATGATAAGTCCTTTCAAAAATATGACGCAGTCGTTGCCAATGCACCTCTAACGGATACAACTCGACAACTTGCATTTAGACAACGTTACTTCATGTGGAAAGATGGCTTTCCTATTCCTCCTGATCAAGTCATGCAAGACTTGGATATTCAAGATAAAGATAAGCTTATGGAAGCTATACAGCAGCAACAGCAAGCACAGCAACAGCAACAAGAGCAAATGGCTCAATTACAGATGCAAAACCAGCAAATTGTTAATGAAAGTCTGCAATCGAAAGCAATTAGTGACCGAGCGCTTGCGGAAGAAAGAAATAGAAAGGGTGAATTAGAACAAATGTCAGTCCTTACTAAATTCAACGAATCTGAACATATGAAAAATCTTGCTGTTCTTGACAAAGTTAAAGCAGCTAAAGAAGTTGAATCCATGGGAATAGATGACTTTGTTAAGATATTTACCTTGATAGAAAATATTAGAAATCGTGAAGATGAAAAAGATTTAAAAAAACAAGAGGTTACTAATGGGACACAGCCATAAAAATACATCCGAAGGTGGACGAGAAGGCCATGGAAATTCTGGACCAGACTATTCAAAGATTAAAGAAAATGTGGATCCAAAACCACCTCCAGGCGCTTCCAATTCATATGAGAAAGTAAGAGATAAAATTGATGCAAAAGATCGCGCATCTTTAGCTAAAATGCCTTATACTCGTGAAAAGATGGCCAATAAATAATTAATGGGGTCTGGCCTAAATACTAAGGCATTCCGTAACCATTCGGAAGAATGTGGGTGCAAATCCCACTTCCCCAACTTTAAGGAACAACATGCCCAACATTAAAATAATCCCAGAAGCTAAGAAGCCTTTTGTTCCCAAGAATAAAAATCTTAGCGATACAAGACCTCGTTTTACTCCTCCAGGCGGTAAGCCTCCTTTGCCATTGCAAGAGTCATATAACCGTCAGGGAACCGATGGCGCTAAAGCTAACAAAAAGAATATGGGATAATCATGACAATGATCCCCCCAAAGATTCGCGGTCTTCCTAATTTACGAAAAAGCCAATCAGGTTATGTCAAAAAACCTCAGATGGCCTCATCTAACTCTAATCGCAGTTTGTATCTTGGAGGGGCAAAAATAATTCGATAATGTGTACTAATTTATCAAATTTTCCCGAAAAAATAAGAAAACATTTCGAATGCAAACTTTTGCATGAAAAACATCCTGTATGGAATGGGGAATATGAAGATTTTAAAGGGAAAAAGTATAAAAAAATAATTTGGGTATGTAAAGTTTGTAATGGTAAAGAATAGCACCAAAACCTATGGCGAGCTTATGCTTATCGCTCGTGATAAGACAGATAAGCAGGAAGTAGGCGAAACATCCGAAGCTTTAATGAATGATTTCAAAAAGATCATTGAACAAGCTGTTCAAGGCAATTATGATAAAGGCATAAAAGGTAAGTATTATATCCATATTTGGGTCACTAAAGAGCCTTATGCCCAAAATACATTGCATATTTATCCTCAATGCCGACGTACAAGACCAAGCCCATATCAAGGAAATGACCACTATCTTTGGTCTGTTGAAGATGGCGGAATAGTCAATTTTGAATGGTGCATTCCTAAAAAAGAAGTTCTTACATATATTCTAAAAAATCCTAATGAATTTGATCGGGATTATGTTGCAATGCTCCAAAAATTCACAAAAGATAAGCTTGAGAAACTAGAAGATTATGTGGTTGATGGAAAGGTTATTTAATCAAATATCTTTTTAAATCCTTTCTTCAGGGTTACCATGTCAGATTTTAAAGTCTTTATTTCATCTCTAACTTTGTAAACATCCTCATACAGAGTTTCACAATTTATGACTTTTTTAGATTGTTTTTCCAGCTTCTTGATAATAGGTTCAAAATGATTAAATATTCTTGTTATCTCTTGATACATTATATTAAAATTAGTGAGCAATTCAGGATTTATACTTTTATTGATTTTATCTATTGTGTTTTTTGCAATCTCGTCCTCAATCCCTTTAAAATTGACCCTTTTAACCATCATGTCAAATAATTTTGATTCATTCATTTCCATTATTTATCCATTCCTAAAATTACTTTTCAGAAATTTTCGAATAGCATCATGTGTTTTTTCATCATTATTTTTGCAAAGTGTATGTTGAAGACAATCAATTCTTTCTTCAATTGATCGTAGATTAGTTATTATAGAACTCAAAATTACCATAATTTGCTGATTTGTCAGCTTTTCTTGATCCAATTCGTCATTTGGTCTAATAATGGACTCAGACATTTTTTAACCTCTTCATCTGGTTTGACCTTATATTCTTCCATAAATTCAATTGTCTGTTCCATGAAAAAAAGTAAATTGCTCATCTTTTCAGCCGCTATCATATAAGTTACAATATCCAAATCTTTATTCATAATTACCTTTTAAATTTTATCTTGTAAGTAAATTCAAACTTTAGATATATAACTTTTAAGGCGCAATATGAGATTCGCCTATCTCAAAGGAAAACATGAGTTTTACAGAAGAGACCCAAGTTCCTGAAGTGGTCGATCAGGCAGTTGAAACCCATGATAAGAAGTCTCCGCAAGAAAGTTTTGCTGAGCTTCGACAGGCTAAAGAAACTTTAGAAAGGCAACTTTGGCAAGCTCAAAAAGAGCGGGAATTGTTTGAAAAGCAATTGCAAATGCAATCGCAAAAACCACAAATTCCGCAGGATGAAGATTTTGATTATAGACAGCTAGAACAAGAAGAATTTCCCGACGGAAAGAAGCTTGTTAAAGCTCTCAATACTTTTAATAAGAAATTATCAGGGTATGAGAAAGAACTAGCTATTAAAGATCAAAAAATTCAAATCCTTGAGGCTGCTACTGAGTTTTCCGATTTTAAAGACGTCGTTACGCCTGAAAATATAGAAAAATATATTAAATCAGACGAAGACAACCGCGAGGCTGTTGAGACTGCTAGAAATCCTTTGAGAAAGGTCTACAATCTTATAAAGAAAGATGCTCGCTATCAAGCTGATATACAAGCTAAAAAAGCAGCAGAAAAGCCTGTCTCTCAGGAACAAAAGCGCGTGGATGACAAAGAAGGTAAGCCAAAGTTAGGCAGCTTAGGAGTTAGATCCGAAGCAGTCACAGCAGCGGCCAAAATGTCTAACTCAACCATGACTAAAGAGCAAAAAAATGCGCTCTGGAAAGAAACTCTCAGCTACGCTCGCAGATAGATTCGTCTTAACTTGAGGTTAAGACTATGAGCGGTCCAACGACCACTTCAATACTTCCTCCAGCTGTACAACAGCAGCTTTCGATGAAGCTATTGGCACGTCCTATGCCGGATCTTATCCATACAACTATGGGATATCCAATTACAATGGATCAGCAAGCAGGAGATATTCTACGTAGACGTAGATACAAAAACCTTCTTACAGCACCTGTGCCACTCGGTAACGGTATTGTAGATCCACCAGCGCAGCAATTGACGGCGCTCGACATAGATGCCCGCATAGATTGGTCAAATAACCGTGCCAATCTTCTTGCAGCGTAAGAACTTGACGGTACTTACTTGATTCTGCAAGAGCAGGTAGACGCAATTGCCTGCTATAAATCAGCCCTGATTGACTTGGAACGCCGATGGGCCAACAAGGCGGAACCCGAAAGGGACCGTGAGAGACTTAGGCGGGTAGACACCGAAAGGTGAAGCGAAAGTCCGATCTGCGAATATATATGAAATCGCAGAGATTGGCAGAAATGACCAGTCCCCACGATGTGGAGTAACAATTTGAATGCTTATCAACGAGGATAAAAATTGTGTCCTCGCTAAACTATCTCTGATTGACTTGGAAGCCCTGGCTGCTTAGCAGAAGGGTGACAAGGCGCAAGGATATATTGTTCTTTCAAAGGGTGTTTATGAAATCGACTATTGAGTTTACGAAGTTCACTCATACATTCATAACGAAGTTTATGAATTTCTTCGTTATTGTTGTATTT